TACTCGGTTCTGCTGATATTCGTGGTAAAGCAGATATTCGTGTTGGTGAATTGCAATCTGAAGCAACTAAGTTTGCTGCTTTAAAAGATGCTGAAGCTAGATCGGCTGCTGCTGAAGCGCAAAAAGAAGCAATTCTTGGTGCAGAAAACATTAAAGCTAAAGGTGCCTTAGATCTTCAACCTATTATTAATGCAGGTCTAGCTGATGTAGCTAGATTAAATAAAGAGGCTACCCTTGGCGCCGCTGAGATTACTGGAAAGTACGGTGTTGAAGAAGAGAAAGTACGTGGTATGTCCGCAAAAGATGTTGCTAAAATTCAAAGCCGTGGAAATGTATTTGGTAGTTTAGTTTCAGCATTTAATTTTTAAAAGATAAGTTGTATTATAATTTAAAAAGTAAACCGTAAATAGGTATTTACTTATGAACGAAACTAATGACACCGCTTTTGGCGCTCAAGATTTAGAAACTTTCCAAGCTCTTCTTGATAAGCTTGAAAGCTCTAAAATGAAGCAACAACGCCAAAAATCTGTTGAAGGCCGCCGAGATATCTACTCTCAAGGTCTTGCTTCAATGATGAGCAACTTCTGATTTAGGTAATTCAAATGGCAGATCCAGGCATTGCTTCTACTTATGAAGAAGATGATTGGTTTGACTTAGATAAATATAAGCAAGCCGCTGGAGTTGCCTACGAATTCTCCAAGAAAAAAATGGAGGAATCTGGTGCACAAGAACGAGAAACTATCGGTAAAGGCGCAGAAGAGCAACGAAAGTCTTCAACACAGCAACAAAGATTTGCACAAGAAGATGAAGCCCGAGATTACGGGCAGGCCCAACGCGCATATCGATATTAAAGTTTTTGAGCATTGGTTCGATAACCTAGACAATGCTTCCCAAGAATCTTTTTATGCTTTTGCAGAAGAAATGTTTTCTTCTGTACAAGTTTATTTATATGCAAAATTTCTTGGTTACGCAGGAAGTATTGCTGCTGTAGATGATTGGTTAAAGTTAAATTTCAACAAACCAAATCATCTTGCCATTTTGTTAAATGAAATTAATAAAATGGAACAAGACATTGCAAAACTTAGAGTTGATATCGAAAGTTGTGCAATCAAGCGAGATGTGGGTGTTGCTCGTATTGCAGCTATGCAAAAAGAGTTACGCAGCACTATTGCACAGGTTGATTCCTTTGTTTCTTCTAAAGATCGAAAAGGATTATTAATGACAGGTGCAGACAGGGCTCTTCGTGAGTTGGCGGCAATTTTTAAAGATGATCCTATAGAAGGACCCCTGCAAGATGCATCAATGTCTGTATGGGCTAAAATTCAATTTGAGGATTAATAAATGCAAGTTCAACCAGAAAATGCTAATATTGACCCTAAAAGATTGATGAATATGATTGAAGAAATGAATTTAAATAGAAAACGTATTAATACAAAAAGTCCCGAGTTGTTCCAGCAAGTACTTAACGTTTCTTATAAATCAGCATAATAATTATGGCCTCTAAAAAAATGCCACCCCAACTTCTTGAATATTTCAAGAATAAAAATGAAAAAAAAGAAGATGGCAAAGATAAATCTGACAAGGAAAAACGCGAAGAAGCTTTAAATAAAACCAAAGCAAAGAAAGCTTCTAAAGCAGCAAAGCAGTATAAAAATAAAAAACAATCCAAATAGTCTGGTATTATTTAGTTAACTTTTAATTAAACTTGTGCCGTCACATCTACACTTAGCCTATAGGCGAAATGCACAAGCAGCAGTTAAAAAAAATAAAGTACGTAAACATTTTGACGAAGATCTTTTAGAAAAAGCAAGAAAAGATTTTGGTTATTTCTGTGAGTACGTTGCAGATAAGCCACCTGCTGAACATCATAAAGAATGGCATAAACAACTGGTTACCGAAGAAGATACAGATTGTTTATTACGTGTTGCTGGACCAAACATTGATTTACTTGGCCCCAGGGGGTCAGCAAAATCGACTGTATTGGGTCTGTTTACTGCTTGGGCTATTGGCATCCATACGATGGAAAAGAAGCCCTTGCAGATCCTTTACCTGTCTTACACAGTTGATATTGCAAGATCTAAATCAGCAACAATTAAACGTATCATTGAAAGTGCAAAATATCAAAAAGTATTTCCAAAAGTTCGTCTTTTAAAAAATGTAACCAGCAATGAATATTGGTCTATTGATCATAAATTTGCCGGTATTGATACTACAGGTGAAGAACAATTTACTTTATGTGCTGCTGGACTGAAAGGTTCAGTTACATCTAAACGTTCTCACTTATGCATAATTGACGATCCAATCAAAAGTAGTACAGATATATCAAACCCTGATATCAGGAAAATGATGCAAGATAACTGGAATGCAGTTATTGCACCGACTATGTTTGAAGGTGGCAGGGCAATTTGCCTTGGTACCAGATTTAGGCATGATGATATTCATTCAACAACTTTTTGTCCACAAAACAATTGGATGCAGATTGTTTTATCTGCAATTCAAAATAATGAAGAAACAGGTGAAGAAGAATCTTATTGGCCTGAAATGTGGTCTCTTGAATATCTAAAGGAAAAGAAAAGACAAGCTCCTATTGCTTTTTCTTTCCAGTATATGAATCAAATTGTCAGACAAAATGAACTGTCTCTTGCACCAGAACTGTTGGTTAAAGCTGAAATTTCAACAGAATTTGATGCGTTAGGTATTGGCGTTGACTTGTCTGCTGGTACCAAAGAAAAGAATGATTACTCTGTCATGATTCTTGGTGGACGCATTGGTGACAAAATTCATATTGTTGATTACAGGCGTATGCGTGTTATGGGCAATTTAGAAAAGTTAGATGCTCTCAAAGAATTATTAAACGATTGGTCTGTTATCGGAAAAGATGCAAATGATAATTACTTCCCGACTTTTTCAACGTGCGATATTTGGAGTGAAGCTGTGCAATATCAAGCATCTCTTGAGGCTGACTTTAAGCGAGTTTGTTTAAATAATGAAGGGCTTTATAACCTGATATGGCATCCTGTCAAGGGATTTCGTGCTGATAAGTTGGCGAGATTCAGAGGGATTATGGGTATGTTTGAAGATAGAAAAATTATCTTCAATCGTTATAGAAATTTCACAACACTATTTGATGAGCTTAGTAATTTTGGAGTAAGTAGTCATGATGACTGTGTTGATGCATTGGTATGGCTTGTTACTGGACTTATGAGAAAAGGAAAATTACAAGTTGATTACTGACGTGTAGAATAAAGAAAAGAAATCATTTCTGCCTGTGGGACCAGAGTATCTTGCACTGGTTTTAACTTGTGCTGTTAGTGGAGTCACTGGCGGTGGATGGATAGCATCTAAAATTTTGTCTCGTTATCATGATCGTTTTCATCAGGTACACCAACGTCTGAAGGAATCAGATATGAGGCTCCACGAAATTGAAGAACAAGTTAAACGTATGCCAATTGAATATGTGTTAAAAGTTGATTTTTTAAGAGAAATTCAACAGATGCACGATCATTTCAAAGAAATTAATACTAAACTTGATAGAATGATCGAAAAATTATTGAGATGACTAATTACATCATCGAAGTGCAAGAAGCCGAAAACGGTGATCTGTTCATTGTATTGCCAGACGACATTGTTGAAACTCTTGGCTGGCAAGAAGGTGATGTACTTGACTGGCGCTTGAAAGGTGAGTCAATAGTTCTCAGTAACATCAGCGACAAAACTTCTTCAAATTTATCTTAAAAATGTTTTGTTATAATTAGCAAAGAGTTTTAAGATTAAGATGTTTTTTGGTTATAATCCTTCCCGCAAAACTGGATGGAGAAGTAGACGGAGAAGTAAAATGTTTTCTAGGCCAGAACCTGGTCGAGCTTATATTCAACCAATTGGTAATCCTGTACCAGTACCAGAATCAGCAATTTCTACATTTCAAACATTGTTAAATAACAATAACATTAATCCAGACGTTTTTTCTAATGCCCGTAAACAATCTAAAGCCAACAAAATGCGTCAAGCATATTCTTCTTTCCTTAGTAAACTTGGTTGAACTTTATTAAAGTAGAATACTAAAAAATAGTCAATAAGATGTACAATCTTCCAATTCAAGGCGGATATTTAGGAAACGCAGGTGGGTTAAACCAATTAATTGCTGGTGGCCCAGATCTGCCTTTTGGTGGCGGAGGAGGTTATAGAACAATTCAAAACCAGTATCGCCCTGGACAA